AAATTAATATCAGCAAATATTCTTTCTGAATTGTCTTCTGATTCAAAAGTAGAAGAAGTTAAAAATGGATAATCTTGTGGTTGATATAAATTATCAGGTTCTGAATATATACCTTTTACTGCATTAAATAATTCTTTTTTAGATACTCTTGTATTTATTTCTAATGGTGATCTTAAATTACTTTCTGTTAATGTAACAGTAGGTGATGAAAATATTGCTGGTTTTAATTTAAAAGTACCATTTGAATAAATTAAATTACCACCAGTCGTGCTTAAAAAATTTTCTAATATATTTTTTGGTGATTGACTAGTTTCAAAAGTACCATTACAAGAAAATCTTTTTTCTGTACCTGATGGGTTTGTTATAGTTACATTTTCATCACAAGTATTTGCTGCACTTGTAAAACTTGTATCATCTATTTCTGATGTACCACATGATAAACCATAAGTAGTGTCTGTTAAATAATCTCTTATACATAAAGCAGGATTAGTTGAAAAAGCAGTAGATGAATCTCTTGGATCAAAAACTTTTTTACCCTCTACTTCACATGTTATATTTGGAATACCACTTGGAAAAACATCATTATCAAAATCTAATCTAACATAGATATATGCTTTACCTCTTATTCTATGGTTTGTTGTCCATTGTGATATATCACTTACTAAATCTGCATCTGCTGCCTGTGTACTTGAACCTAAATGTTTTTTTATTCTTACTTTACCTTCAAAAGTATTACCACTAGATGGAAAAAGTCTAGCAACACCATTACTATCACTACCATCTTGTGTTAATGGTACTTCTGCATCATCAAAAAATATTTTTGTAATATTATTTACTTCATGTCCTGCAACAACATAAATTAAATGTATAAAATCATTGTTATTAGTTGTTTCTGCGAATACTATATTGCCACCAACTCTTGTTTTTCCATAAATAATTCTATAAGGTTTTGTTGCTTCTTTTACAGAAACCATTGTACCTTGTTGTAAATTTGTTCCCAAGTCAGGTAATTCAGGAGCTTCAGGAGCAAATTTTCTACTTACAGAAGATAAAACCAATGTTGTTCCAGCAGAAGCTAAAAATGTTGCCAAACCTGCACTAATACCTCTATTTACTAATGCACTAGCAAGTGGTCCAGCACCTAAAGTACCAGCAAAAAAACCGACACCTGTTGCAACTGCACCTACAACTATAGCTGATTTTACTGCATCTCCTGACATTTATTCAATCCTCCAACAATACTTACATTGATTATTTAAAATTAAACTTATACCTTTTTTCCAATTAAACATGGTTTTATCACCTATACAAACTCCAAGTGTACCATCCCAATCAAATTCATCTTTATAATACAAAACATCACCCCTTTGAGCAAAGTTAATATTAATTAATTTAAAATTATGTTCTTTTGCAACATGTAAAGCAATATCAAGTAAATCTTTTTTTTTTAATTTTTTTATAATTGATTTACCATCTTTAAGAGATTTCCACTTATGGTTAAATACTTTTTTACCAGTAATAGTTTCAATACATTTTAAGGTAAATGTAATACAATCATTTTTGCCATACTTAAATTCTTTTTTATCTATGGTTTCTCTTATAACTTTTTGTAATTTAGAATCCCAATTCTCAACACGCATTATTCAGGAGCTTTACCCCAAACTAATTGTTTATCTTGTAGATCAGGTATAAATTCAAATCCTAAATCACCTGTAAATAAATTTTTTTGATCTTCATCAGTCATTCTTCTCTCGTTTGCTCTTTCTAAAGCTATAAGTCTATTCTCTAATTTTAATTCAATTGTAGATGTATCTCCTGTTTCTCTTATAATCATAACATCCATTTTACCTACAAATAAAGTGTAAACATCTGCAACAACATTTTTAGATGTATCAAACATACCTAAAAAGATTTTACCATCTCTATTTGTATATTGTGCAGAAAGAGCAGTAGATATAAGTGAAGATTTTACACCATTTAAAACTAAATTTGCTCCTGATGCTTGTATAAGTGATTGTTCATCAATAGGTGACATACCTGCAGCATCTCCCAAACCTGTAAATGTATTTGTAGAACCACCAGCAGTTAAACTAATATCACCATAACCATTCCAAAGATGCAAAGTACCTGTATTAAAAGCTAAAGAAACTGCAAAAAATGGTATTACATTTTGAGCAGATATTGCATTGTTAAAAGCTGTAGTTATATTTCTTGCCATGTTAATCTAATAATTTTAATATTTTTTTTTCACCCATATATATTTCTGTTTTTGCTTTTACTTTTTTACAACTAAAAACAACTCTTTCAGGATTTACTTCTCTTTCTGCAACCCTTTTAGATTTTAAACAATCACTCATTTTATCTTTATAAACATGTTCAATAATAGAACCATTTAGTGTTAAAATTAAAGCTACAACAACCTCTATCATAATATTTTACCTTTGTTTTTTCCTTCTTTTATCATGTATCTATGTGTGCCATTACCATTAATATTTACTTCTTTTTTATTATTATTTAATATTTTTGTAAGTCTATCTTTTTTTATTTTTTTAATAAAATCTACAAATTGTTTATTGATCCTTCCCATTTCTTCTTACCTTATCTTTTAATATTTCCATTTGCTCTGCAAGTTTATCTACATCTTTAATTAGTCTTTCTATATTTACTTTATTATTCATCATGTCATCTACTCTTGTTGTAAGTTTTTCTATATCAACAATCATGTCTTCTATTAATAAAAATTGTTCACTATCTGCTGGTAGACTGCCCATCTCACCTCGTGGCCACTTAATTCTAAACTCAGTATTTTTCTCTACATCTGCTATCATTAATTTACCATTTGTTTCTATAGTATTTAATCTTTCAATAACACCAAAGTATGCCCACACTCCAAGTGCAACTGCTGCAATAATTGAAATTAAATTTCTCAAAGGTAATTGTATATTTGTATTCTCACTTACTTTCATTTTCTTTTCCTTTTGTTCATACCCATATAATTATCTCCAGGTTCATAGTTCCATTTTTTTCCATGATGTCCTCTTATATCACAATAAGCCATTCTTAATTTTACAATTATTTTTCTCAAGAATAAAGGCATTATAATGCTTCTGATGCTGAAAAACTAATACCATATTTGCTTACTTTGTCAGTTTGCCAACCTAATTCATTTGTATCTAATCTCATCAATGTTGTAGTATTAGAATATACAACTGTTGTATCATCATTAATTGTTTCTATACTTGATCTTAATGCTGGTTCTATTTTGACGTTTGCTTCACCACTACTATTACTGTTTACATCTTCTATAACCATATATAAGTAAGAACCTATTTGTATATAATCACCTGCTTTAAAAACATTATTTGTACTATTTGCAAAACCATCAAGAGCAACTTGATTACCAGTTTGTGATGCACCATTTACTCTTATTGTACCTGTAGCAACACCAGTAATTGTTTTTGCATCTTGATCACCTATTTTAAATGTGCCTCGTCTACCTCTTAATTGTAATAAAAAAGATAACCAAATATTTGCATTTGCTCTTAACATTGGTGGTAAACTAATTACAGTTCTCCAAAATTCACCTTGATGTTGATGTACTTGTGTTTGAAAAGTAAAAGGTGATGTTGTTACTGCAACTGCTCTTGTCAAACTAAAATTTTGTGTAATGACTCCTGTAGCTGTAGGTAATGTTAATGGATATGATGGTGTAAATACTGCCATAATTAACTGAAAGCTTTAGCGAACTTTCCTCCTCTCATTCTTGCTTCTGCTACTGCAGAAACTGTTTGGTTTTGTATTTGAGGCATCATACTAATTATTTCTGCCCTTACTGTGTTTTGTATTCCTGTAGCAAAATTTAAACTTTGATTTACAACAATAGAACCACCTCCACCCATAGCATTAGGTGTTAAACTGCTTGGTATAACCCTACCTGCTTGATTAGGTACAAATAATTCAGGACCCCTTTCTCCAACTAATCTTGGCATATTATTTTGAACACTACCACCTGTTGCATTTGAACCTAGAGATGAATCAATTGTCTGCATTTGTGGTCCAGAAATTGATCCTAAAATAGTTTTACCAATTTTACCTCCAATAACATTTATTCCTTCTTTTAATTGATTAAATATTACAAGATTTAAAATTGTTTTAACTAAATCTACTGCAAGTGATTGTAATACTGCTTTAAAATTTAATGCTTCTGTTTTTCCTGTAACAAATGCTTTTGCAAGTGATTCAGATAATTGATCAAATTGTCTATTTAAAACACCAGTAACTTCTTGTATTGCTGTGGATACTTTTCTTAATTTATCCATTTCATCAATTTGATTTTTAAGAGTTTCTGTATGTTCTGCTCTTGCTTTTCTTATTGCTTCTTGTTGTAATTTTTCATCAGGAACTTCTTTTCTTATCTGTGCAAATATTTTTTCTAATTGATTATTTAATTCTTTTTCTTTTCTAGTAGCAAATAAATTTTTCTTTTCTAACTCTCTTTGTACATTAATTTGTTTGATAACTTCTAATGCTTTTTTTTCTACTGCAGTTTTTTCTGTAACCTTTTTAATTTTTTGTGCACCATAAAGTTCTTCTTCTTTTTTTGCAGTTTCTTCATTGTCTTTTGCAATTGCTTCTAAAACTCTTTGTCTTGATAAAAGTAAAGATTCTTGTTCTAAAAGTTTCTTCAACTCTCTATCATCCATTACATTGAAATCACCAGTAAGTGTAAGTGGTTCTAGTTCAGCCATTCTTTTGGCTATAAGTTCTCTTACAATTAAAAGTCTATTTGCTACTTGCATTTCTGTGTTGAGTGACTCAACATCAGTCAATGTATTTTTCATAGCATCAGCTAATCTATTCATAGCAGCAGTTAAGAAATCAACAACTGCTCTACCGACTCTATGTTGTTCAAAAAATATTGTAAATCTTTCTGAAAGTGTATCTAAAGCACCTGCTAAACCATCTGCTGCCTTAACACCTGCACCACCAACTTGTTTATTTAATGCTTCTAAAATTATATCTTGTGCTTCTGCTATACGACCAGTATTTGCAAGAGATTTAATTAAATCTTTTTGTGCATCAGTAAAAGATACACCAACTCTACGCAAAGCACCTAATCCAACGATAGGTTCTTCTAAAGCTTTTCCTAATTGTATTGCACCTTGTTTTACATCACCAAAACCAACTTCTGCTAAATCTTGAGTTAATCTTAATGCTTCTCTAAATGTATCACCTGTAATTGATTTAAATGTTAATAAAATACCTGCAGCATCTCTAACCTTTTGTGTTGATGCTAAAGTACCAATACCAATCTCTTGTGATAAAGTTTCTATTTCTTCTAAACTTAATTGTGCCGCAAAACCTGTTGCTCTTAAAATTGCATTTAATTTATTAAATTGTCTTTCAGCATTTGATACAACACCAACAACTTGTTTTGTTGCAAAAATAAATGCAGATATACCAACAGTCAATAAAGCAAGTTTTAAACCTACACCACCAATAATTGTTCCTAATGATGTAATTCTTCCAGCAACTGGTCCTAGTGGTCCTTGTATTGCAGCAATAGATTGAGAAGCTCTTCTAAATCCTTCTTGTATTCTATTACTAGACTTACTTACTTTATCTTGTGCTTTAACTATATTTGAAGAAGTTTTTTTTGTAACAGTTTCTGCTCTACGCATTCCTGATTCAAGATTGCCTTTATTGACTGTTAATTTTACTTCTACTGTTGCTGCTTGTGTCATAATTAATCTGGAAACCTTTCCATTAACTCTTTTAATTCAACTGAAGTTACTGGTCCTGTTTTTCCTCCTTTACCATGTTTTAATAAATAACCCTCACATGCAGATGTAAATTCTGCAAGTGACATACCCCAAAAAGTTTTAGGAGAGAATCTTAAAATACCTGTTGCTATTTCTAGGTATTTTTGGATTGGGTAGGTGTTATCTTTGATTGATTCTCCCCCTCTACTAAAGGGCTTAATTCATCTTTTGTTAAGAACAAAGTGGCAAGAATATTAGATGCTATCCCTGCACTTGAAGCTAATCCATCTTCAATAATCATTTTACCTATTGCGTTCTTTTCAAATTTACCTCCTGCACCAAGTAAACCTTGATACAAGACTTCTACAATTTGTTTTGTTGTAAAAGTTTGAGATGTCATATCTCTTGAAATTTCCATTACACCTTTTCCAAGTGCGTCTTCCAAATGGACAAGTCTTTCAAAAGTAAGTTTGAAAACTCTTTCCTTTCCTCCAAGAGTAGCTTTATATTCTCCTGCGTATTTATTATGTGTTGTCATCATCTTCTCCTAGTGCTTTTTTTAGTTTTTTCTTTGTATGTATTGCTTTTTTAAGTTCACCTGTATCTGTTATACAAGTAATTTCTGCTCTACTTGATGTGATGATAATTTTTTGCACTATGAGATTTTGATATGAATTGACTACAACTTTATCAAGTGGACGACAATCAATATCGCTTTTTGCTTCTATAGTTATTTCACCTTTTTTGGTTACTTTTATAAAACCATGATACTGATTGTCATTTATTGTAAAGTTAATCACTTCCCAACCATTAGTCCACTTTATTGTCATAATTACGCATTCGTGTAAGTTATTGTATTAGATGATTCTAAAGTAACAGAATATGTTTCTTCACCATTAAATTCACCTGCTCTTTCATAACTTGTAATTAGAAAAGCACCTGAAATTTTTGAACCATCAGAAAATACTAGATCGTAGTTTTGTATTGCTCCATCAAAAGCAAAACCTCTTAAGATGTTTTCTGTTGATGAGTCTGTAAATACACCACTTGCTGATATAGACATACTTCTAACACCACCACCTTGTAGTAGTGTTCTAGCTTTGTCATTACCACTTGTGATAAATGCGTTTGCGTCTTTGTCTGTAATATCAACCATTTCACCATTAATAGTCATAGATGTTGATCTTAAACCACCAATAGTTGCTGGTGTACCTGTACTATTATCTTTTAATAAAAAGCTACTGCCTTTTCCTGCTGCCATTGTTTTATCCTCCTATAATTTTATGTGTCATAGATAACGAAACGAAATCTTTGAACACCATGTTTTGTAATCCCATCAGGATCATTTAATATATCAGAAGTTTCAAATCTTGCATTTACAAGACTGGCTCCTGATACTGATAAACTACTATTATGTAACAATTCGTATATCCTAGCCATAATCTCTTTAGCTTCTTTATCGCCTCTGTATCTTGACCAAGTATGTATCATAATAGAGTGTATATTTCCATCTAAATCTTTTGTGCTATTATCAGCCATACTATCATCTCCCACTTGAACATAAGGATATGTTGTATTTTGTGGCACAAAATTAAAGACATCTGATACTTTTGATTGCAAATTTGAATCACCATCTAAAGTATCAAAAACTGTTTTCTGGAGCTGTAAACTATGATCACTCATTTTACTTGTGACTCCTTAATTAATCTTACTATTTTATTAAATATCGCTTTTGTTATTTTTGGAAATGCTCTCATTGTTGCTGGGTGCATAAAAGGTCTTTCACCCATTTGTGTAGTTCCAAATTCCAAAAAAGAAGAATAAGGTGCTGTGCTTTCCACAGTTGCCTCATCTCCTACTGTCTTAACTTTTATTTGACTTACCAAAAAACCTGTATCACTTGCAGGTGATTCACCTTTTGCAGAAGCTTGATGTCTTCTTCTTGGATTGTACCTTTGATATATGATACCAGTTTTTGGATCTTGTTGAATACTTCTTACTGCTTCATTTCTTATTTCTTGTGCACCACCTTTAATAACATCAGTAAAAGGTTTACCAACATTATCTTCAAGGTTTTTCATAAGTTCTGTAACCTTTTTAAAATCTGTTACATCAATTCTTACATTCATTATATTGCCACATCCTTTTCTACAACAAGTTTTAAATATCTATCATAATAGTTTGGGTTTTCTATTGAAACAATATTGTAATTTACAGAATCAAAAGTCATAATATAACTTTCATCTAAATCTGTTTTATCACCTCTATATCTTATAATTACATCAAACCTTTGTGGACTTACTTGTTGATCACCTTGTACTCTATCCTGTGCTACCTTTGGCTTTATTTCTGCAAAAGCTGTAAAAAAAGAATTGTTTGCTTTTGTAAAACCACCATGACTATCTGCTGATAATGTTGTTGTTTTAAAAGTAACTTTGTTTCTTAATCTTCCTATTTGGGAAACTCCTGGCATGTTACCCTCCTAATACACTATTCAATCTTTTTATTTTATAAGGATCAAGCATACCCATAATTGTATATGGTATTGCATTTGTACTATCTTTTGTAACAGCTTCTCTATTTTCATAAAGATGTGCTACTAATAATTTTATTGCTTGTTTTATTGGTGTTGGTACATCATCTCTACTTGATCCATAACCTGCAACATAAGTTATTTCATAAGCATTTACAGTTCTTAAATCACTTGCACTTGGAAATGTTTTGCCTCTTTTTAAAGCTAAACGACCAGGTTCACTTGATGTATCTACATGATAATTACTTGTAGCAAAAGTTGTTGCTGTATTATCTTCATCAAAAGATTTAAAATGTGTAACTGATACCAAAGGTGGTCTTGGCAAAACAATATAACTTAATGATCTATTTATATCAGGAGCAGTAAAAAACCCTTCAGGTAAGTATATTGCATCTTCTGCATAAGGTAAACCATCTAAACTTAATTTTAAAGTTTGGTTTGTAATTGCTCTACCTGTATATTTCTCAACAGCAAATTGTGAAGCAGAAATTAAACTATTAAGATAAGTATCATCTTCACTACCTTCTAAACGTAAGTGTGTTTTTGCTTCTGCTAAAGTTATAGCTGTTTCAGACCAAGCTGTTGTTATAGTTAGACCTGCCATTGTAATTACTCACCTACTGGATTTCCAACTCTTACACAACTAATACTCATTCTACCATCTGCACTACTTCTAATAGCATTTACAAAAGAACCATTATCTACTTGAAATACTGCTTCTTGTCCTGCACCAATAACCATATCTGCATTTGTTGCAGTCCCAGCACTACTTGTAATACTAAAATGAGCATTTGTTGTAGATGCAATTCTTATTAATCCTGATGGAACTACCAATGCAGATGTACTAGCACTTGAACTTGCTATCGCTAGTGAAACATTATTTACTACTGAATAAATCATTTATTACTCCTATTTCTTTTTTTTACCTAATACTTTTTTTATTGCTTTTTTTACTTTGCTTTCACTTTTTTTTTCCATTTCATTGACAACTTTTGTTGTTTTTTCACCAACACTTTTTTCTGCTCTACCATCATTACACCATGCTGTTGCCATTTCCATTTCTAATTTTGTATTCATTTGGTAAGTTTCACCTGCTTTGTAAAGCATTGTTGATCCACCATTGTCAACTGCACCTACTACATCTTTATTCATTTTAATTTTCATTTTATCCTCCAATATAAATCTTTACTATCTTTTTCCAAAGTTTCTTAAAAAATTTTTTAATTTTTTTCATAATTACTCCTTTGTAAAGTATGGGGGATTTCTCCCCCACACCAAATTATTATTATTGATTCGCTTGTGATGAAGTTGGACCATGTAATGGTCTTCCTTTAACACCAACTACTCCAAAGACAGTTCCTGTACCATGAGTACCACTAAAGTTTAATACAACTCTAGAGTATCTTTTTCCACCTACATAACCAATAGCATAGACTGCATTACAGTCACCATTAGCATCAATAGTTTGGAAAATGCCTGAACTATCAACTGTTCCTCCAGTTACATCTGTATTAGATGTTACATCAGTAAATGTAGCATTGTCGTCAGAATGTTCTAATTCAATTTCAACTTTATTAGATGAACTGAATGTGATTCCTGGCGCACCTACGTTTACAACGTGTACTACAGAAGAAAAGCCTTGAGAATCAATAGCAGTACAGTTTGTATCTGCGTCTTTTACGATAGCATTTAAACTTTCGTCAATTGCTATGCCTGATTTTCCATCTTGCATTTTTATATCCTCCTATATATTACGCACCACATTGTAGAATCTGAATAGCTTCAGGTAAAATTACCTGTCCACCAATTCTTCTTCTTGCAATGTATCTTACGTTACCTGATGTTGCCTGAGTGAATGGATCTCTCATTACTGAAAGTGTAGTTCTATCAACAATCATATATGCTCTTCTAAAATCACCAAAAATTACTGGTTTTGCAGAAGAACCTATGTCAGCAACATCTGTTGCTTCAACATAAGGCGCACCTAAAATTGTGTTTGGAACACCCACTTGTAGTGAGAATCCTGCTTGGAACACATACTGTCCAGCACCATCTCTTAACTTTCTAATTAAAGCTAGAGTTGATCTGTTAAATACAAAAGTTCCATTTCTAGAATAGTCAGGTTTTACTGCATGGTATAAACTAATTAAAGCATTTGCATCAAAAGTTCCTGATGAACCTGATGCAGTTGTACCTACAGATGAGTTTGTTACTATTCCTTCAGGTTTACCAACTGAATTACCTGATACGAAAGCATTACCTTCAGCTTTTGCAAATTGCTCTGCAAACTCCGATGACATTTCTTGCTCAAGGTTGAAGACAGAATCTTCTAACTCTTGCTCTGAAATATCTACTAACGCATATAATTCATGTGTTGGTATTTCTTCTAGACCTACTGCATAGCCAGTAGTTTCACTTCTAGTTCCTTGCTCTGCAACAAATGTTGCTGCAAACGTACTTGTCTTTTTAGGGATTTGTACTGATCTATTAGTTGTACTTCTAACTCTTGCAATTGATCTAATTGGACTGATCTCAACAATACCTTTGATTAACTCTCTCACGTACTCAGGTGGAGCAAGATAACCAGCAGTATTATCATTAGACGCAGTAAGAACTTTTAATTCTTCTGGTCCTAGAGATTCTTTGCCCTCTCTCAACCATTTTTTGTAGACTTCCATTTCTTTAGTATCAGTTACTAATCTGTTACTTCCAAAATCAG